ATTATGAAATTCCGAAAAAAGGGTATCTAAGTTAAATAATTCTTTATACGACGTTTTTACAATAGCGGAAACAGATGCCATTTGATTTTGGCCATCTCTAATTTTTATTTGTAACGGAGATTCGTAGTTATCGTTTTTGTTTTTGTTATTATTGTTGCTGATATTGTTTTTGTTATTATCGTTTTTGTTATTGTTATTATTGTTATTGCTGATATTGTTTTTGTTATTGTTGTTGCTAATATTGTTGTTATTATTGTTGGGCGTTGCATAACTAATATCAGAATTATACTGTGTGTTAGGATTATAGTCCCAACTTACTTCACCACTATTCCAGTTATCATATTCCTTACAATTATCTAAACAAAACAATTTTGTCCTTGAAATCCTGTTAATAAATATATTATTAGGCATAAGCGAACTAGCGAATGAAATAAATTGCAAAAATGACAAAAATGCAGAAACGGAAATAGTAGTTGAGAATAGTTTTACCATTCTTGTTCTATATGAATATTATTGTTTTGAAGTATCAGCATTTTCACAATCAATTTTTATTTGTGAGTAATTCTAATATTTGCTCCATTTTATTCTCTAAGTTACTTATTCGGTTATTTAATAAAGCAATTTCACTACTTAGAGGCGGTTCCTTTTTAACGGACTTTAATTTTGAAAATATATTATTCGTCTTAATTGTGTTACTAATAGTGTTACTAATAGTGTTATTGTGAATATTATTAATAGGACTCCGGTTTATTATTGTATTTTCCTCTATTTCTCTCATTGAGTTTGGGTTATATGATGGAATTTGATTAATTTCTAAAGTAATTTCATTAAACTCATACTCTTTATTTTCACCCCAAGTTAGTTGTTTTTTATTGATTGGTAATTCATCGCCAATCTGAATAAATCTTGGCGTTGGATTATTTTTATATTGATATTGCTTTTGTTTTTCATCCATTTGAGCGTCATTTTGCTGTTTTTGTTGAATCTTTTCGGTTTTAACGGATGTCTCGGTCGGTTTTAACCATTTCTCTACATCATCTTTATTGGAAGATTTATTGAGAACTTCAATCTCAAAGTTACGCTGCGCCAAGGTTCTTGCGATTAGTTCTTCCATCGCTCCACCTATCGGAGCATCTAATGCATTATCGCTAAAATTTGGTGCGTCTGGTTTTGGAATAGTCATTGCGTTTAAAAAATCATTCTTTTTCTCTTCTAATCCTCGTTCAAAAGCATTTAATCGCTCTGCTTGAATGTCTTCTGCTTTAAAAATGGGCTTACTTTGTTTTTGAAATTGATTCGTGTTTTGATTCGGGTTTTGACTTGGGCCGTGATTTTGACCTTGCCCATTAAAACTTTTCATAATTTGACTTATAAATTGTTTATTCATTTGCATTAAACCTTGTTGAGTAGATTTCTCTCTTTCAAAGAATATTCTAGCTTGATTTATAAAGAATCCCCGAGCATTGGATTGTTGTTCTTGCGTTTTTATACGGTCTTTTATATCATCAAGAATTATCTCCCAGATCATCTCAATATTTTCGCTTGTAATAAAGTCAATATTTACTTGGGGTGATTGTTTTAACATATAAATAATAATTACAAATATTATTTATATACTTTTATATTGTTTTCATATTATACGTCTCTCTCTTCATATTATAAGTCGCCGTTAAAATAAACCTTTCTGAACTGTTCCATATATTTATCATTTAGTTTATGCGTTTTAAAGTAAGCACTATCATGTCGGTCTTCTAACATATGCGCAATAAAGTATAAGGAGTAAATACCACATTCCGTATCGCCATATTGATGCTCTACAGGGTGATTCTGGTCAAATTTAAACGCGATAGGTATTTTCAGTTGCTTGCCTTGTTTGATAATCCTATTTGCTAGTTTCATTACTTGCCTAGGCGCCTTATCGCCAGCACTATCAAAAAAGAATATCTCTCCCTTTTTAATATTTATAAACATAGATACCCAGTGAGAACCACCTTTATAATGTGGGTCTAAGTTAAAAATAATACCAATCTTAAATCTACCATTCTTTATCTCTTCTTCAACATTAAAGTGGCATAACTCTTCCCAAACGCATTCCCCATATAATTTATGCGTATCAAAGTCAATTGGTGATGGGCCAATAAAATCAAAACATTTATATTTTGTTTCATATTGTTTCATGACATCTAAAATATCAACACTAGATAACCATTCATTCGGATTTTTGCTCCATTCTTTTGGTGAAACTGGCGCATAAGATTCTTTCAACTCTTTATTTAACTTACCATCAACAAATTTTTGTTTTAACCAACACGATTCTTTATTACATACACTCTTAAGGTTTGCATTTAATGCATTCCAAATATCCTTAGAATCATTAGACTCAATCTTTGCTTCAGGGTGACGCGCATTCCATAAGTCTTTTAATTTATATAATGTCTCATCTTCTAAGCAAGTATACCCCTTATCTGCAGTTTTTGGACTACACCGAAGTCTAACAGCATCAAACTTCTTCTTAAACTTTTCTCTAAATATATGGTTTCTTCTAGTAATTATATTAGTGTTTACGCTTTTATTTTGCGTTTTCTTATGTTGCGTCCGTATTTTTTTTGTTTGTTTCTTATTTATTTTTAGAGGCTTCCTCATAATTATTATCAATATTATTCTTTTTACAAATTCCTTTATTTTTAAGATTCGGGTCTTTTAAATTAATATCTTTTTGTAAAGGCATTATAGTTTTTTTTTGTAATTTTGTGGTAGTTCGTTTTACTAGTTTCTCTAAGGCGTTTGGTTCTGTTATTTTAATAGTACGCATCATTAACATATTTGCTTCATCTGTATTATAAGATGCATCAAGTGGAATATTATTTAATGATTCGCATGTAATACCAGCATAATCCTCTTGAATAATATCAGACTTATCAATAACTTTAAAGTACTCAACACATACTCTTGCATATGCATCAAACGCGCTTCCTACATCAGGGTACATTCTTTCTGGTTTTTCATTATTTAACAGTTTTCTCGTAAGGTCAAATATTCTTTTCTTATAAAACTTTTTATCCTTGCGTGTTGTATCTTTAATTGTTACGCTTGATTTATTAACATGATTGGCATATTGTTGTTTATTCATTAAACACTCAAGTGTTATTTCTGTGATTAATTGGTCTTCCATTTTATATCTTTTACTAAGTTACTATTTTTATATTTTAACTTGAACTTAAACTTGTACTTGTAGGTGTAGGCGTAGTTGTAGTTGAACATATTGGAATTGCTAAAATAAAAAATTGATTTCGGTTAAATGGGCTTAAAGGTCTTTAAGTCAATTTAAACAACAATTATGAATCTATTCATCCTATCACTGAATTTTACAGAATGCGCAGAATTTATGTTTGATAAGCACGTCTCTAAAATTATACTAGAAGCAGTTCAAATGTTATGCACAGCAGTTCAAATTATTGACCCAGATAATGCAGTTTGTACTAAGATAAAATTATATAAAATTGCCCATAAAAACCACCCGGTTACAATTTGGATGCGAACATCACTTAGTAACTTTATGTGGACATTAGACTTGATTGAGGCAATGCATAATGAATGGAAGTATCGTTATGACCACCCACAAGATAAAATGCATAAGTCGTATATCGTTGCCAGACATTTGAGAGAATATGCCCCCACTTCTGATAAATTTCCTCAAATGGGGTTAACTGCCTTTGCCCTTGCGATGCCGGTTGAATGTAAATGTGATGATGCGATTGAAGCCTATCGTAAATATTATCAGAGTCCAGATAAACAACGAATTGCATCATGGAAGAAGCGTGGTAAGCCTCATTGGTATAATGCGGAAACTAAAATATAAATTATTAAATAAAAAATTTCGTTCATATATTTTACTCTTATATTTTTCTTTTTATATTTTTCTTTTTATATTTTTATTTTTATTTGATGTTATATTATAATATGTTTAAAAGAGTAAATAAAAAACGAACGAGGCGTAATAAAAAATCATATAAAACCACTAGGAGAATACGAACAAATAAGAAGTATTCAATAAATAGAAAAAAGAATAATCTAATAGGTGGTGGACAATATGAAGAAGATGTATTTAGACAATTGCGTAGAAGTGGTTTTGATTTTAAAGGGAAAACCTGTTTAGATATTGGGAGCAGGGATGGATTAAATTGTCTTAGCTTAATTCGTCTTGGTGCTGCAAGTGTTGTTGGCATAGACTTAAGTGATGATAGATTTGGGGAACATGAGGCTGTTAGAAATGAATCACGAATTAAACTAATAAAAACAAATTTACTTGATTTAGATGAGAGCGAAAAATTTGACGTAATAACCTGCTTCTTATGGAATATGCCCGTTCCGTCATATAACCAGATAATGTTAAAAATAAAAGCATTACTAGCACCAGGTGGAACTATTTTTATAGGCATTCATGATGGTATGTATAAATATGGAGACAATGTTAGCGATGGCGAGCACGATGATGGCAGATTTATTGCAGCGCCAATGTTTGATATTGGAAGACCCCGACGACCGTCCCTTGCTATTAGACAACCGTCCCTCGCTATTAGAGGGCCACCTCCTGCTATTGGACGCAACACAGGGTCAGTTCCAGAACTTATTGGTAATCATTTTACCAGATTTGATATTATTGATCGCGATTCTCCCTTCCAATGGATTATTAAAGCAATGGGTCCAAAGTAACTATAAAAATATAAATCTAATTAAGTCATTTATATTTTTATATTTGTTATTTGTTTGTTTTTTGTTGTTATTTATTTCTGCGCATTTGGCGCATTAGTTTGTTTCGCCTTATTATTACACGCATTTTGCTTACTAATATCGTTTCCCAAGCCTCTAATTTCTTGCCGTGTGTGATTTTGGAATAAGCCTTGACCTACATTCTCTGGATTTGGATTAAAAGAATTAAAATAGTCTTTCTGAAATAATCCTGGAAATGGTTGTTGAGCGTCGCTCTTAGTCTTAAAACCAAAATTATATAAATCGCTATCTGTGCTAGGAACATAAACTGCTTGACTACAGGACTGAAGGGCATAAATTTGGTTTCTTAATTCAGATTCCGTGTTTATGTTTGTAGCAAATCCAGACCAGGGCGCTTGTCTAGTTCCTGGATTAAAAACATTATTTGAATTATATGTTGGCTGTTTAATAAGTGGAGTTTTTACTGGTGCTCTGGGGTCAACAATTGGCATGGTAGAATACTTTGTCATTACTGGACGAACATTCAAATAAGGTTGTAATGTCTGTGACGGTATGTTTCTATCATATATACGATTATTAATAGAATTTGTTATTTGTGATGCGCATTCTCTGAATCCTTGTGATGACATTACTAATATATTATATAATAATATTTTTATTATTCGGTATATCTGTATATCGGTATAGCTGTATATGGATTAGAGTCTATTTTTCTAAATGAGTAAAACCATATAAAGATTATTGTTGATTATTAATAAGGAAAATATATGTGTGGCATATTCGCGCTATTAAATAATGAATCTCAGTTTAAGGAGGCATTTATTCATGAACAGTTTATGAAAGGTCAATCTAGAGGCCCAGAGTTTTCTAAATTACAGAAGTATGCGTTGTTATGCTTATTGGGGTTTCATCGGTTAGCAATCAATGGTCTAAATGCCGCTTCTAACCAACCAATAATTATTGGCGACGTAGCATTAATTTGTAATGGGGAAATCTATAATTATAAAGAACTCTATGCCTTAATGGATATAACACCAACGACTCAATCTGACTGTGAGGTTATTATTCATTTATATAAAAAATATGGAATTAATCAAACATTAAAAATGTTAGACGGCGTTTTTGCGTTTGTCTTGTGCGATATTGACATTAATAAGAATGCTGCTAAAATATATGTTGCAAGAGACCCATATGGCATAAGACCCCTTTATGTTTTAAAACCAGCCATTGAAGATAAGATGGATTATGAAGGACGCGACAGACTTTATGGCGTTGCGTCAGAGTTAAAGGTATTATCTGAGTTCAATAAAGAACTACCTAATTACACGGTTGAGCATTTCCGACCAGGCACATATTCTAAGTTTATTATGGAGTATAAAGTATCTCCAAAATGGGAACTGAAAAAAGAGCACTGCGGTTATCATTCAACTGGGTTCTCAAGCGTTATTTCATCTACGCAGCATGATTTAACCACTACGTATAAAGGAATACAGTATTATTTGACAGAAGCCGTAAAAAAGCGGGTATTAATTACAGAGCGTCCTATTGCTTGTTTGCTGTCTGGTGGATTAGATAGCAGTTTAATTACCGCGTTAGTAAACGAATTCCATAAAAAAAATTCCGATAAACCGTTAGAGACGTTTAGTATTGGATTAGAAGGGTCAGAGGACCTTAAATATGCGAAAATTGTTGCGGATTACTTAGGAACAAATCATACTGAGATTTTGCTAACAGAGAATGATTTCATTGATGCGATTCCTGATGTTATATGTACAATTGAAAGTTATGATACTACAACTGTGAGAGCAAGCATTGGCAACTATTTGCTAGGAAAATATATCTCAGAAAATAGTGATGCGAAAGTAATTTTTAATGGGGACGGCTCAGATGAGTTGTGTGGTGGTTATTTATACATGCATGCTGCACTGGATGCTATTGAATTTGATAAGGAGTGTCGGCGTCTACTAAAAGACATACATGCGTTTGATGTGTTGCGCTCGGATAAGTGTATTTCATCGCATGGGCTAGAGCCTAGAACCCCGTTTTTAGATAGAACCTGGGTTCAATATTATTTGAGCATCCATCCATCTATGCGGTTTCATAAGGGAAACAATCAATGCGAAAAGTTTTTGTTGCGTAGCGCATTTAGCGAAGAGAATTATTTAGATTCTAATGGAAGCGCATTGTTGCCTAGATGCGTATTATGGAGAACAAAGGAGGCATTTAGTGATGGTGTTAGTAAAACAAGCAGGTCATTATATGAAATTATAAAAGAACGACTGGAAAATCAAGAAAAATATTTCTTTAAAAATATAGGTAAGCATCAGCATAATTGCCCAGATACTACTGAAAAAAAGTATTACCGCAATATTTTTGAAAACGCGTATCCTAATTTAGGAAATGTTGTTCCATATTTTTGGATGCCTAAGTATGTGGATGCAAAAGATGCAAGCGCTAGAACATTGAACATTTATAACGATATAATTAAAAATTTGAATTCTCCCTAACTATTAGATATACTATACAAAAGTGTAAAACAAAAGTTAATAGTTAAAAATACTAAAATAACGAAATAAAAAAATCCGATGATTAAGTGTTTTAAGTAACATTTTTTTATAAACTGTATATATAATGCCGTCAAGTACAGTTAGTGGCGTAACCTATAACTACACGGTTCTTACTTCGTCGTCAGTGAGAATTGATAGCGTAACCGTTCCATCTTTAATGGATGTAGTAATTCCTTCATCATTCGGCAGTTATATTCCAAAAGAGACGAATATGTCGTTTTTTACTAATTCAAACGTACGTAGCGTAACTGTTCCTGGCACGTTTACTTATATTGGACCGCATACATTTAGAGAATGTGCTAATTTAACTAGCGTTACTATTCTTGGAAATTTAGTAGAAAATGTAGGGGAACTTGCTTTTTATTTTTCTCCTAAATTAGCAACAATTACTCTACCTAATTCTGTCTCGTACATCGGGCCCGCGGCGTTTAGTAGATGTGGTCTTTTAACAAGTTTTGCTATACCAACTTCACTAATTTATCTTAGAGAGGCTGCATTTAGTGGTTGCACAAGTTTAACTAGCGTAGTTTTACCTGAATCTATAACATACTATAGTAGTGGGGGCACTTT